TTATGTTAATGGCCGCTATCAGATAGAAGGTTACATTCCATTTGGACAGGATAACCTCTATCCTGAGCTACTTAATCAACTATACTACAGCTCACCTTTACATGGTGCAATAGTTGACTTTAAGACTAACTCAGCAACAGGAGGAGGATACACTATTGAGACTGAGAAAATGTCTCAAGAGGATAAACTTAAGCTATATACATTTGAGAGAAAGCTAAAGTTAGGTAAAACAATCAGAGCCATAGCTCAGCAGTTAATAGTTCACCATAGAGTGTACTTCAAGCTGTGTTATAATAAAAAAGGAGAGATATATAAGGTAGAGAACATCTCACCTGAGAGAGTTAGAGTGTCAAGAGATAAAGAGACATACTTCCTTTGTGATGATTGGACAGCTCGAATTGATGTGAGAGATATTAAAAAGTATCATCCTGCCAACACTGACCTTGAGCAGCTATATTGCTATGAGTTAATGACATTAGGACAGGAGTGGTATCCGCTGCCGCAGTACAGTTCTTCACTTAATTTTGCGTTTCTCTCGGGCGAGTTATCGTACTTTGCTAAGAGTAACATTCAAAACTCAATATTTCCATCCTTTGCCATGATGTTCCCTAAGAGGCCACAGTCAGAGGAGGAGAAACACATGATTAAGCAGACCATTGATAGGTTAAAAGGAGCTGCTAATGCAGGGAAGGCTGTTGCATTCTTTGCTAATAATCAGGATCAACTACCTAAGATTGAAAGCCTTCCTACTAATAGCAATGATAAGCTATTTCAAGAGGCCTCATCTCTCAATACAGAACAGATATGCTTTGCTCATACAATAGACCCCATCCTTATGGGAGTCCGCACTCAAGGATCACTTGGCTCAGGCAGTGATATTAAGCAGGCTTATGTTGTATTTGAGAAAAATGTAGTAATGCCATTGAGAAGGCAGGTGGAGGAGATAGTTAATGAGATAATGGCTATTGCTAAGATACCAGGTAAGTTCTCAATTAACAACTTCCAAATAATTAATGAGACAATCATTGAACTTGAAGGAGATACCTCTAAGACATCTGATGCTTTGAACTCATTGAGTCCATTGGTAGCTACTAAGGTACTTGAGAAAATGACACCTAATGAGATAAGAGCTCTTGCTTCACTGCCTCCAATAGAGGGTGGAGATGTAATACAAACAGAAACACCTGCAGCACCATGAACTACTTTATTACAGAGACATACTTAAAGACTAACACACCTATCACAGCTAATGTTGATGTGACAGATGTTACTCCATACATAGCAACACAGGCACAGCTCAGAGTTATGCCTATATTAGGCACTACATTCTACAACTATCTACTCACTAAATACAATGCTCAGACCTTGACTAATGTTGAGGAGGCACTTGTTGCATACATTCAACCTGTCATAGCTTGGAGGAGTGCAGAGGACGCTGTGTTTGGCTTGACATATCAACTTAAGAACAAAGGACTGCAGACTCAGTTTGGAGATTTCTCAAGCTCAGTAACTCGCTCAGAGGTAGCCTTTGGGATGGAGCACTATGCACAAAAGGCCTCATTCTTTGAGACCAGGTTAACAAGATACTTGATAGCTAACAAGGACTTATATCCTGAGTTCACTGCAGAGGTGAACAGAGATACTGACCTAAGACCTATGATAGACCATTGTGGATGTAACTGTGGGGAAGTATGTAGATTTGACTGTCCTTGTGGAGGATTTAGAGAAAATGGTTATAATAACAGCATATTGATTTTGTGATGGGATTTAATGAGGTAGCATTTACAGTAATAACAATACTTATATCTGGGATAGGGTATTTTTTGAAGAGTTTACATAGTGATTTGAGAAGTGTTATGAATGAACAAAAACAAATAATTGAGACTCAAGGTAGATTGAAAGGTAAGATTGAGCTTGTTGATAATGAGGCACGCTTCAAATATGAGGCAATTGAGAAAATGACTCAGTTAGAAATCAAGCACCTTGCTGAGCAGATAAGTGAGCTCACTCAATCAGTTAAGAAACTAATAGAAATAAATTTAAAATGAGCATAGCACAAAGATGGAACGCTCCAACTCCAAAGTTTTGGAAGAGAGTACAACAGGCAGCCATTACAGTGGGTGCAATAGCAGGAGTTATCCTTGCTGCACCTATCACACTACCTGCAGCGGTAATAACTGTGGCAGGATATGTGGCAACAGCAGGAACAGTAGCAGCAACACTATCACAACTAACAGTAGAAACCAATGAGCAACGTTAAGAACTACACTGATAAGCAACTTTTAGATAGAGTAAAGCAACTATCTAACTATAAGACTATTCCATCTGATATGTGGCTGTTGTTTGTGCGTTCTAATGAGGATGCTAATAATGTATTTGATGACAAAGTGTATATCTTTAAAGGCTCATCATTTCAATTTGTTACATCTTGCACAACAAACAAAGGAAACAAAGGAACTGCAGTAATGGAAGCTGACAGATGGAACTATGATTGTTATGCTTATGGACTTCACAGAGGTAAAATGGAGGCACTCAGACAGGTTGCCAAAGTACCTTATAGAAGAGATTACACAGCAGATGGTAAAACTAACCCAACTACTGAGCTAATGGATAACATTATTTTTATGAATGTTCATGGTGCAACTTATAACAAAGGTAGTCAACAGGTAGCAACTCAGATAGGAGGATGGTCAGAGGGATGCTTAGTACTTAATAACAACCCTGATTATGATAGAATGGTTCGTATGGCAAAAGACCAGGCGAAAGTATCTATATGTTTAATAAACGAATTTTAAAATGGCAAAGAAAGTAGGCAGACCTAAAAAAGTACAGGTTAACATTGAAGGAGATAAGACAGATGTTATCATCCAAACAAACAAAGCAGAAATAGAATACCACAAAGATGGCACTAATCATGAGCTTGACTATGATGGTAAGAAAGTAGATGTAAACATCAAAAAAGATGAGACAGGAACTAAGGTAACTGTAGAGTCTGAGAATAAATTTCTCAAAGCAGTTGCTACTCTTGCATCTAAGTTCGTAGTCAAGAGGTTTAAGAAAAAATAGTATCTGGATACTTACCATTAGAACAGTTACCGGATCACTCAAATAAGTTCCTCTACTCACAGGCTGAATAGGTGAACTATAAAAAAAGAATACACCTGCTATGGTTAAAGGATTGGGGAGTCCCCGGTCGCCCACACTTAGCAGGTTTTTTTACTTACTCGGCATCCCATTAGAACTGCCCGCTCAGAGTAAGTCTTTTACGCCCCCATGTGATATGGTGTCACATGTCTAAGCCTCCATTAAGGGGGCTTTTTTACTTATCAACAATCAAATGTTAATATTTATTTTACCTAATTATTTGCAGATATGAAAAAAGATATTAACTTTGTCCTATAATAATTAACAAATCAAATATGAAAGCAGAATTTATCAAAGAATGTGGCAAGTGTTGGGGCACAGGCACAGTATCAATCAGCAGCTCTTATGAGCATCCATCTCACAGCGAGTCTGACACTTGTAATGAGTGTAGAGGTGAAGGCAAATACCTTGACTATGAGCTATTAACTGAGCGTGTTGAGGATGTAGAGTGGATGATTGATGGAATGTTGACTCGAATTAGATTAACATCTGATACTTTAAAAGACTTGAGTAGAGGTATGTTCTATGAGTTACTTCCTAAGTATAAGCATAGACTTAATATTCAATCAAGAGCTCTTGCAAGATTAGAACTTTATTTGTTAAACCTTAAAATTAAATAACATGACAGAAGACCAAAAGGCCGTGAGAGACGTTTTAGTGTTCTCTGCTGCATTATTAGCTATTACCTTTGTGTTAATGTATATCGGAGTCGTAGGATAGCATGAGAGAGCCTAAAATTACATTAGCGTATGTCAATGGATGGGATCACTTTGACATGGATAGATACATTAATTATTTAAAAGCATTGAATTATGTGGAAAATACGTTATCGGGGATACATTGGAGGAGCTTGGAGGATATTAGAAAAGACAATCAAAGCAGACTCAGAATGGGAGGCACGCAGGATGAGCAACCTTTGGGAGAAATTAATCATTAAAATAGAGAGAGTATGAACCAACACAAGATGTACAGGTGCATTCGACTCATTGAGCTCCTTCAAGATAAGTCCAGGAACATCCATACCATAGCAAGGTATCTCAATGTGACTGAAAGGACAGTGTATAGATATATAAGTCTATATAAGTCACTTGGATACAAGATAATAAAAGATAAGTTTAATAAAATAAGAATAGAGAAATGAAACAGACAGCAGTAGAGTGGCTTTATGACCAAATAGTAAATAGAACTGATAGAATCTATTTTCTAAAAGAACTTGAACAAGCCAAAGAAATGGAGAAGGAGCAGATAAAAAATGCTTGGGATAATGGATGGCATGAGCATATGAATCCATCAAACACATATATAACATCTGTTAAATACTACAACGAAACCTTTAAATCAGAATAAGATGAAACAAACAGCAGTAGAATGGTTATTTGAGCAACTAAATAAACAAGGATTTGCACAAGT